CCATATTCACAGGCGTTTAACACAGAAAAAAAGGAGCCAACCGAGGCTCGAAATAATAAATCAAACAAACAAAATTCCACAATGGAAAACGAAAACAAAAAGAACGCACCCGCGTTCGTCCAGGGCCTCGGCGATTCAGAGGCTCGCGCTGCCAAGACGTTTAGCTTTGGCAAAATGGTAAAAGAAGCTGCTCAGGGTAAGTTGAGCGGACTCGAAGCTGAAATGAACCAAGAAGCTCGTAACGAGTTTCAGAACGCGAAAGTAAACGTAGCGGGCGGCATCTGCATCCCTTCATTTATTGCTCAGCGTGCTGCTCTCGGTACAGCAAATGTTGGCTCTGGTGCTGATGAGTCTGTTGCATTTGGAGGTACAATCGCGAAAGTTGACAATGGTATCATCGAAGCATTTAAGCCTGTAGACATCGCTGCTCAGATGGGTGTTCGCAACTTGGGCAATCTAACTGGTGACGTTGTGTTCCAGGTACAGGGCACTCCAGCCACTGCTGGTAAGCCAAATGAAGCAGCAGCTCAGCCAATTAACAACACCTCGTTCAGCCCTCGAACCTTGAACCCAACTCGCTACTCAGCTCACACGCAGGTGACTGATCAGATGTTGGCGCAGTCTGCTGATGACATGGGTGCTTTCCTCGCGAAGGATATCCGTGACGCGATTGCTAAGAAGTTCAACACTGACATCATCGCTGCTATCCTTGGTACTTCTACAACTGGTGTTTTGTTGAATCAGGCGACTCCTGGTACTTTGGATGCATACAACGCTACTACAATGAACCCTCTCGATTTGGAGGCTGCTTTGATGTCACGTGACGTGCCATTGGAGAATGTAGTGGCTTTGGCTGGGCCTGCTGCTTATCGTTTGCTGCGTTCGTTGAGCCAAGACGCTGGTTCTGGCATGTTGTTCGCAAGTCCTGCTACGGAGCGTCGCAACGTATTGGGATACCAGACGTATGTCTCTTCTCAGATGGGCAACAACGGTGATGACTTCTTTATGTTTGACAAGGAGCAAGTCGTGACTGGCACGTGGGGCGGAATTAATTTGATTATTGACCCTTATAGTGATGCAGATCACGGAGTTACGCGAATCATCGCTAACGTATACCGTGATGTTGAAATCCTCAACTACGCAGGATTTGACGGATTCACTGTATAAGGAATCTTAAACTGAAATGGAAGGGGGCGGCTAGTGCGGTCGCCCCCTTTTTTAAATCTAGGAAATGAAAACAATCGTCACACAGAATTACTACGCAGAAGACTTAGTGCCTTTGTCTATTATTCGCGACCATTTGCGTTATGAGCAAGGGGAGGCTGACGATCTCATCAATTCCTACCTAGAGTCGGCTATGGACTACATGCTCACGGTGACGAACCGTGTTTTCTGTTCTAGCACTCCTGCGTCCCACGAGGACTCGACCTATGCTTTAGTTTCTGGGCAAACGCCAAAGAAATCTACAGTCACAGTTTATTTAGATCGGTTCGAAGCAAACGAGATTCAAACCCTTCGAAACGTAACAGGTGACTATACCGTAGACTCAATTGACTACCTGGACGATTCAGGTAGCTACGTAACGTATGCCGACTCAAAAGCAAAGGTTAGAAATACAGGCTATCCTATTCAAATTGATTTCACAAAGGCAGAAGCGCCAGAAGATTTGAATGAAGACCAGGACTACGACCTGTATAAAATTGTTCTTTCTGGAGGAGAGAACGTAAAGGACCTGCCTAAACAGTTTACTCAGGCAGCCCTCATGTTGATAGGCCACTACGATTCACACCGTGAGGCAGAGTTTTTCGGAGGTATCACCACGGAGGTCAAGGAGGGTGTACAGCGCTTGCTTGGCTCGGTAAAGCGCTACTAATGGCAGTACTAACTCCGGGAGCCATGAAGAACAAGATTTCCTTCTACAGGGAATCTATGACCGTTAACAATTCGGGGGAAAAGGTTAAGACCGTCTCTATCATCAAGCGCGATGTGGGTGCCGAATTTAAATACATCGGCACGCCTTCTGCTGGCGCCTCGGAGGAGCGTATCCAGGAACAGCGAACAGGTAAGATCAAAGCCGAGATTCGCTGCCGCTATTTTAAGGGCGTTAAGTTTGAGGACGTTATTTACTTTGAAGGAGGTAAGTTTCGTATCTACTCGATTCAGTATGAGGGTCGCCACGAGGTGTTGAAGATTCGTGCAGAGCTGCGAGACGACGACACGTATTTCGGTTTGCCCGATCAGGACTACCCATTTACCCCAACGACTCATCAAAACCACTTTAGGACCTCCGCTGAATATCAGGTGATAGAGAACATGGCGTTCCCAAAGGAAACTGGTGGGAACTTTCTCTTTGAGACAAGCGCAGAGCTAGGATATACTTCTTTTGACATAGGTGACGGAGAGCTTGAGAACTTCTCCCTACCAATCACTACTCGGAGACAGTATTTCCCTTACACGGTTGACAACGGATTTCCTTCACCTACGTTTAATTCTCTGACTCCTGACGATAAAACGCACGGATACACTGTCCCTTTTTATGACATGTATCCAAGCAACATTAAACCGTATACAAGGGTTGAAATAAATGGCAAAGTAATTGCGGAGACCTTATCTGTAAACGACATAATCCTGACTGGAGGCAGTGACTCTAATAGCCCTACCTGGAAAACGGAAGAAAGCGACAAGATTTACAAGATTACTACAAGCGGATTTGACGATGTAGACCAAGCCTTGTATAGCATGAGCTTTGGTTTTAATGATGGATTCGTTTACTACCGTCTCACTCCTAGGAACTCGGTTTCGTACAAAGCCAACTTAAACGCAAGGGACCTAGAGAACACGCCACTTACATATACAGCTGGGTCCGTGTATGTAGAGTACAGGTTTCCAATAAAGGCAAACAATTTGTCATTGTCGTTCCCTACAGATATTGATGAGCGAATCTTTCGTCAGCAGGGCCAGATTATGGGGGTTGTTTCTACCAGCAGCCAACAACCTATCACTACAGTAGGCGCCACAAACAAGCCCAAAACAGGTAACGTAAAGGTTACAGAAGGGTCTCTCGTTGACGATCCTAATTCTCTTCGAGTTGAGACCATTAATAGCGTTTCTGTTGTAGACTCTAATGGCGTTGCAGTGGAGCTGGATGAAGAGGCTACAGCTTTGTTGGATCGTTTTGAAATAACTGCTGACACTAGCGCAGCAGGCATCGCATTCGTTGAGGGAGAGTCACTAGATTCTGCCTGGGCAGGGGGTGAAATCACATTTAATGTAGACTTCTCTCCAAACACAACCACCGGAACCCACTCTGAAAATACGTCCTACGCCCTAGCTGTGGACTTAACTTATAAGCTTTTGTGATGGCGAGAAATCAGGTCAGATTGTTTATAAAAAAGGGCGACGTGGAGAAGCTAAACACAGCTTTAAAAGGCTATGCTTACGACGTAGCTGATTCTAAGGCTGGGGAGAAGCTTATGGATTCGGCTTTGAGAAAAGCGGCGGGACCGTGGCAAAGAGCCTTCAAGGGAGGCACTATGTACAAGAAGCTACAGCGTCGCACAGGCGGATTTGACGACCCTATGGGGAACAAGAAGATAAAAGGCCGAAGAAGCAGGGTTTATGGACGAAGAGTAGGGCCTAAAATGAAGGGTAAAAGCGCGGGGTGGAGAGCACACTTCTTTGCAAGTCCTGCGCGTCAAATAAGTAGTAAAAAAAGAATTAACTTTGCCGCTATCTACAAGAAACAGAACGGAAAAGTTAGAAAAATATTAAGAACAGAAATCAATCAATTATTAAACACGCTAGCAAAAAAACGCTTTAAATAACTAAGACCATGGCTACATTAGCATCAAATCAAATAGGTGTCTACTTCGTAGGCACCGATCAGACCTCTCCACTGGAGGTCTACAGCAGCACAACTGCTCCTACGTCAAACCCTAGTGGGGTTTCAAACGGTGACCACTTTATCTGGTACAATACCACCGACCAAGAGTTCGGGGGCCTTTATTTGGGTGCATCTTCAATTACTTCAGCAGAAACTATTGGCGCAAGCCAGCTGTTGGCAGCGGCTACGTCTACCTCATTAGACGCGACTAACACCATCAACGAAGTTGCGGCTCGAAACGGAACAGGCGCATCGACTAACTACATCGCGTCAGGCGCGTTCTCATGGAACTTTACTATTGACGGATTGATCGACCTTACAGCAAACGCTGGTGGCGACACAGGAAGTCCTATTACTATTTTAGACGCAGCAAAAGATTCTTACTACGTTTTGGTTCGTTTTACCACAAAAGTAGGTGATGACGGAGACGGGGATGCTGGTGGAGTTGTCTCTTACGTGGGTCAAGCTCTAATTGAAAGCGCCACTCTCACTGGAGGTGTAGACGATATTGCCACATACAGCGCAACCTTCCGAGGTTATGGAGATTTGTACAAGTTTATCGCCTAATAGGTAGTATATTTGTTTTTGGGGGCGGCGCGAAGGTCGTGTCGCCCCTTTTTTACGCTTAATCAACCACATGGATTTATCCAACAATTTTCGGGGGGAGTTTAAACTCAAAGTCAAGAACAAGAATCAAGACGCCCTTTTCACCATGAACGCTTTGCGTTTGTTGCTTAAAAATGAAGGGTTAAAGCTTCCTGATTTTGACACCTGGGTTCAGGACGACCCGCTTACTGCGATTCCCTTGATCGCTTACTACAGTGTAGTTAATAGTTGTGTTTACTCTGGAAAAAAGTTCACAACTAACAAGGAAGTGTTCATTGCTGAAATACTAGACTCAGGGCAGCTTGAGGTTATCTCAGAAGCTATGGCCTCAGCCATGAATACAGAAAGCGCGGGAAAGCGCTAACGGATGAAGATTCAGCAGA